GTACGCCCAAACCTGCTAAAACAGTCTTAGGAAGCAAAATGTCGATAATAGAACCAACAGAAGTTTGGATGTTTACGCCACCTTCAGAGCCTGAGCTTCCGCCTGTGGCAGTCATATCACGCTTAAATACTTCAGATGGGATTTTGATAGAGTGAGCAGAAACGCTAACGCCTGAACGCTGGAACTCTTCGCCACCCATTGCAGAAAATTCACCCTCAACGCCTTCACGACGGCCAGTAATAGCCATTTCCATCGCGCGCTTAAAGCTGTAATCTTTAGCCATGTTAGACTTTTCTTTTTCCTCGCTACGGCTTGCGCTGTGGCCTGCTGCCTGAGCTGCAAGGTTTTGCAATTTCTCTAGGGTTTCAACCTCTGCTTTAATCGCACCCAAACGGGCTTCGATTTCGCTTAAGCGGTTAGTTTCAGTGTCAGCCATAGAACGCGCTTCGCGCTCGATAGTTGACTGCAAGGTAGACAATTCGCCGAGCAAACGTCCACGCTCTTCTTTTAGGGCTTTAATTTTATTCATGATTTTTGTTTTTTTTAATAGTTTGTATATCTGGCTAAAGCAAGTTTTAAAATATCCGCGCTTGCTTGGCTTTGTTTTGCCGCTTCAATTTCTAACTCTTGGTCTCTTATGGCTGCAATACTGCGAGCGTCTGCCTCTGTATCTTCATAAGCAGGATAAGTAACGGGGCTAACATCATAAAGACTGTCAATCATTGTTATTGAACGCTTGCCCATGCTGCCGTATTTTTCGCTTTCGCTCCAGTTCTGTTCTTTAATTGTAAAAGCAAATGAGCTCTGCGTAATGTCTCCGCGCATAATGCTGCGAACTACTGACATGTGCGTAGGGTTCTCGTAATCTGGTATCCAAGTATATTCTAAATTACCGTCGCCATTTACAAACACTCTGCAAGTGTCTGCCTTTGTACGGCCCAAAATTAAATCGGCTTCGTGATTAAATAAACAACGAATATCGTAGTCTTTACTTAAAGCGTTGTCAAAAGCTCCAGTCATTATAACCTCCTCGAAATATCCAAGGTCAGTAACTGAATTAACAACGGCAGCAATTCCGCCGACTTCTTTAGGCATGCCTTCGCCGTCTGCTCTGGTGTGAACGCTGCCCGTAATTGTGCGCCTCTCTTGTTTCATTTTAATTGTTTTCTAAATTATTTACGCCCTCGGGGTTATTGTTTTTGTCTGCCGTAGCCATAAGGTTTGCAATCTTCGCGTCCATATACTCGTTAATCTGACTGCTAGGCATTAAGTTGGCTTCGATTAAATACTCGTCGCCGCCGTTAAAACCGTTCACGTCCTCGTAAAGTCTTGCCTCGTTTCTAGAAAGCCAGCCGCCGCGGATGCCTTTATTATAATAGTCTGCTCGCTCGTTAGCGGAGGCTCTCAAAAGTGAGTTAAAATTAAATTTAAAGTAATATGTTAGCTTGTCGTTTTCTGTTAACAACTTGCGGGCTAGTTCCTGCTCGATGTTAATTGCGTAGCTCATCAAAGTACGCGCGTAAAAATCTTGGTACTCCTGCTCGACGCTGGACTTTATCCCTGCGCTGGCTCCAATCATTGAAGCGGGCACTCCAAAAATTCGCGCAATTTCCTCGCTGCTGAATTTACGGGTTTCCAAATACTGCGCCTCTTCAGGGCTAAGGCTTAATTTTTCCATCTTAATGCCATTGGGCATAACAGCGCTACGGCTAGCCCCGTCTATAACATCGTCGAGGGATTTTTTCAAAGGCCCCGCTTGGTCTATTTTAATTTGTGAGTCTGACGTTAACAAAAATTTCAATACCCCATTTTTATAAACTCCTGCGCTCTGGCTTATTGCTGCCAAGTCAATACCTAAGGTTTCGGCGTGCAATACGACAGGGCTTAAACCGATTAGCGGATTATCGCCACACATTCCTTTAAAGTGTAGCATTTCCGTTGCTGGTATCATTGGAGGGTATCCTGCGAGTGTAGTCTTGTAAAACAAAAGGCCGTCCTGCATGACAGGGGTAACGTACTGCGGCGCGATTGGATGCAACTCTATGCCGATATTCCGAACATCGCGATTAATAAAAGCGTATGCGTTGCCAGTTAGTGCTAGGTGGCTAGTCATGTACTTAGTAAAATCGTATTTAGTTTGGTAAGCGTTGGGCTCGTTAGTTAAAGCTGTGGCGTAGTGGATTATAATTTGGTCTCTGTTCTGCCCATCGTCTTTATACAACTTTAAGCCTAGGCCTGCTATCCCGTCCGCAATAACTCTAACGCAAGCGTGCACGGATGCAATAGACAAAGCAGTAGTATTATTTACAGCTTGGCCGCTTTTGGTTTGGTAGCCAAATACATTGTTTAAGGTATTAACAAACCAGTCCGCAGGTTGCGATAACATCGACCTTTTTTCTGTTTTCCGTTCCCAAAATCTTAAATTCATCGGTGCAAATTACAACTGCTTAAATTTTGCCGTGTTAACAAATCTTATTTATTCCGCCCCTGTGCTAGCCACCTGCTAAGAGCCGAGCGAAAAACGTCGTAGTTTTTATAACGCGTTACCCCGTACCTTTCCAGATACTCGGCCTCGGTTGCGTTGTAGGCGTCCTCATAAGTTCTAAACTTAGGAAGGTTAAAATAATACTTGTTCATAAAATCGTCAACGAATCTCATAAGCTTATAAACCAAAAATCTGTTTCTTTTTCTTTGGCAGCGTCTTGCATAGCCGTGCCTAATGCCATTACAATAGATACAGGCCCGTCGACCTTATCGCCGCTCTTTGCTTTGTTAATTTTAATATTGCCCGCGGGGTCGCTTGCTAGTAATACGTTACCCATCATCCAACGCGTAACTGGGTTGCCATCGTGTTTAAGCCTGCCGTCTTTTACTAGCCGCTCTAGTTCCTTAGTTGGGCTGCTCATTGATATGAAGCCCTGCCCGAAAGGAAACATAGTTAATCCCTCGTTTTGTAAATCAATAACAAGCTGAGACGCATTGAAGCGGTCGTAAGCAATATCCTTTATTTCAAACTCCTGAGCCAACTCTACTATCTGAGCCTTAATAAAATTATAATCCGTTACGTTGCCCTCGGTTGCAATTATCTGGCCGTCTGCAATCCATTGCCTTATAGAAGCCCCCGCTGCGTCCTTTCTTTTGTAGGCCGCATCGCTTGGCAAAAAATACCATGTGCGAATAGCCGAGGCCTCGGGCCAGTATAAAGTAAACGCGCAAAAGTCTCCTGTGCTCGCCAAATCCAATCCGCCGTAACAAATCCCGTCCAAGTCTCCACGCTCGGCGCAATCCATCCAAGTAGAGTCATTTATCCAAGTTAGCGCGGTGTCGGTCCACACATTTAACAGCTTAGTTTTAAATTCAACTTCTTTGTGTACAAATTCCTTAGCCTCGGTTAGCGCCTGCTCTAACTGACGCGGATAAACACTCACCCCCCAATTAGGGTTAGCCTTGGCCCAGTTTGCCGAGTCGGTCCAGTCGTCGCCTTCGTCTAGCGTATAGATTACAGAAAATAAAGCATCGTCTACAATAGCCCCAGATAAAACCGAGGCGCAGTAATTGCGATGTTTATAACACGGCGACTCACGATTAAAGCCAGCTGTCGTAATTGTAAATAACAACGGTTGCCGTCTAGCCCCCATCGAGTTGCGCAATACGTTATAAAGTTCGTCGTTGGGGTGCGCGTGGTATTCGTCAATAACTGCAAAGTGAGTATTTAGTCCGTCCTGTTTACTTGGGTTCCATTCGAGGGGCTTATAAATACTTTGGCCGTACAATATCCGCCTATTGTTTACAGAGTTGTTAACTGTTAACGCCTCGGCGAGCCAGTCTACATTTTGGCAAACTCTCACGCTTTCTGCAAATACCATCATTGCCTGATCTAACTTTGTAGCCGCGCTATAAACTTGCGCTGCACTTTCGCCGTCGGCCATTAAGCCGTAAAGCATGACCGCAGAGCTAAAAGTAGATTTACCATTTTTTCGAGGTACTTCTACATAAGCCCGCGTAAATCTTCTGCTGCCGTCTGGGTTTAAAAACCCAAACAGATTCCAAATTATAAACGCCTGCCACCCTTCCAACTTAAAGGGCTTGCCCGCATAGTCTCCAGTCGAGTGCTCCAGCTGTTCTATAAAGTCGATAGCGTGCTGCGCGTAGTTTTCAGAGAAACCCCAACCGCTTGCGCGGTCCGTTAAATACCTATTCACAGCGTTGCGCACATGTTCGCACACAACTACGCGCCCACTCACTACGCCCTCAATATATTGCTCAGCTATTCGCAAAGAAAAAATCTAAAGCTAACTGTGCTAGGTATTCGTTTCTGTAAAGGTGAGGCGTTGAACTCCAAAGCCCGTCCTTTCCGCAAGGCTTAAACGCGCCGCCCTGTGCGCGGCAAATAATAAAATGCAAACCGCTTGGCTCAACTCTAAAGGTTACGCCTGCCGTTACTTCGACTGGCTCGGTTAATTCAATTTTCTTTTTCATGCTATTTTAGATTTTTGTAATAGTTCTAATTTACTTACTGGAGCGCTCTTGCCTGTTTCAATCTTGCCCCTCGCGCTTGGCGTTACTCCGAAGAGCTGGCCCATTTGTGTAGCTTGCTTTAACGCTCGGCTTCTAACATCGTACCACGGGCTAATAACTTTATCGCCAAAACGATTTAACACAACTTCGCCCTCCGCCTCTGTCATCCCGCACGCTTTTTTATATAATCCCAACTCGTTACAGTATCCTGCAACCAATCCCAAGTCAACCCCCGTTAACAAATGATTATTTTTTAACTCCTTGCAAGTAACTTCCCAGTACTCCAAGCCCAAAGCATTTAAGTGCGCTGGAGGTTGTGGCACGCCTTCGCTTAGTTCTACTATCATCGGCGCGGCAAGTTCCCTGCTCGGGCTCAGGGTGCCCTTCAAAATCTTAATTTCGGTTGGTATTCGTGGCCTTCCTTTCATATTTACAAATATATGCTAAAATTTTAAAGATTTATTTTTGCACGGGGGTGAAGAAAATTGAACCTGCGGTTTTGCG